TCAGCGGAAATCGACAATCGGTAGGTTCTGAGTGGTCGGGGGCGTCGTTGCGGCGACGCTGTAGGTGTAGGAGATAAGGACGCCCAGACCCTCATCCGCGGCCGCGAAGCTGTAGACGCCGGCGGCAAATGAATATTGGCCCTGTGTCGGACCCGACGCGACCGCCACCAGAGGGAGCCCCGTCGCAGCGTAGGTGACGCCCTGGTCAGCGATGAAATGCGTCGATTGCGCGACGGTGATTGTGTAAGGGGTGGATGCCGGAACGTTGTGGACCTCCGCGAAGGATGACAGCGTCGAGCCGGGAGTCGGGATCTGATTGTAAAAGAGGCGACCGATCGCCTGACCGCTGAACCGCGCCAAGGTCGCCTTGCAGGTGACCTTGCGGGTACCGGATCCGACGGCGACCGGAAACGCATATTGGCCGTACAGTTCCTTGACACTGACCGATGTGTCGACACTCACCTTCTGGACCAGACCAAAGTTGATCGGGGTCGGGGGTGTTGTGCCGGTGTTCAATTGCGTGCCGATCAGCACGCCCGAGCCGAATACGAACATGAGGGTGAACTCCGCTATGGGTCGGTGTGAAATCCTGCCGCAGCAGCTAAAAGGCGCTGCGCGCTTCGTGCAAGGTTCAGCGGGACGAACGGGTGAGCGCCTTCACGGTTCCACCAGCCGCACCGCAACCACCGCAAGGCCGTCGCCGTCGAGGTCGCCTGTGTCTCGCACAGGCACGCCTGTAATTTTGCAATCGTAGACGGCGCCGCCCAGCGTTTGCCGGCCGAGGCCGATGTCGAGACCTGCTGGCGCTAGCGCCGCATCGATCGCGTCGAGGGCGTTGTTGATCGCGGTCGCGCCCGGCGTCGTGGGGTCGCGGGCGTCAAAATAGAGGAAGAGCTTGGCCTCCAGCGTCCGCTTCGGCGTCGCCGGCGTGGCCCATTGATAGCTCTCCGGGCCCGATTCGAGCTGGAAGAACGACGGCCGCAGTGCGGCCGGAACTTCGCTCCATATCTTCATCCGCCGCGAAGCAAGGCCCCACGGATAAGCCGAGGAAACGGCCGCAAACAATGCAGAGAAAGCCGCTTCACGGGTCATGTGCGCTCCCATGCCTCAGCTGCGGCGTCCGCGAGCGCGGTGAGAATTTCGTCATTCATGTCCGCGAGCGCCGAGCGTAAATAGGACCGCTCCGGGATCAGTGAGCCGGGATGCTCGACTCGGCGTGCGAAGTGCTGACCGTCGCCGGCGACGAACGCGAGCACGGCGCCCTTCGAGGGCAGGATCTCGTGTGCGCTCGTTTTGCCGCCGTACTCATGAATCGCCGCATATTTTACGTCGCCTTCCGAGCCGACCGAAGCCAGAAAGCCGTCCGATTCGGCGGTGACGCTGGCCGCGATCGAATCGGCGAGCGCGCCGGAGCGCATGTTCAATACGCCGCCGGAGAGCTTGTCGTTCTTCACGAGATCGGCAAGCGCCGCCGCGAGTTCGGTCGCCTTGGCGCTGAGCGCGGCTTGTAATGCAGCCGGATAGGCGTCGAGCCGCGCGCTGGTTTCTTCGAGTCCCCGGACCTCGAGCGAGGACATCAAAGGATCACCCGCTTATAGGGTTGCAGCATCGCTTGGATTGGCGCCGACATGGCGCTCATGTCGTAGGCGATTGTTTCCTGACCGCCTATCGACTTCGATCTGAGCCCGATGCGTTCGGCTGCTCGAAATCTCTCAGCCGCCAGTTCCAAGGCCGCCTGCGCGATATCCTGCGGCACGTAGCCATAGGAGACTGAAACCGGCTGCCCGGCGTCCGCCGCAGAGAAGCCGTAGATCCCGGCGCTGACCGCATATTGCCCAGCGCCTGGCGAGGCTGAAACCGCCGTTAGCGGCGCACCGGTCGCCGTGTAAGTCACGCCGAGATCCGATCCCCAGGGTCCGTAAGGCGAAAACGCGGAGAGCTGGAGAGGCGCGGCCGTAGGAACCGCTTGCCTCTCATTTTGAACCGCATATCCCGCGCTGTAGGATACGATTAGACTTTGCCGTCCCGACCGGTAGTGATGGCCGAATAAATCGAGGGCCTGCGGCCGCCCGGGCGGAAGCCCATCGTCCGGCTGAAGGACATAGCCGAATGACGCCTCGGGATTGGCGTTCTCGTCGGGCGGTACGCTGATCCCCCGGCATGTCACCGCGGTAACCTGCAGCACCGGCCATTGCCTCAGGGTTACGCGGCTGGTCTCGAGATCAATCGTCTCAGCGTAGGAGAACGGCAGCAGGCTGGAGCGGCTCAGCCACGCGTAGATCGAGCGACTCGCCGCAGTGATCAGCGCGGCGAGCGTCCCATCGTTCGGGCCGGGCGCGGTGGGTAATCCGAGCCAGGCCTTCAAGGCGGCGAGATTGGTCAGATCGAATGGCGACATGCAACGCTCGCTGAGACGGTCCGAGAAACGATGTCGCGCGCCTCTGCCTCGCGGCGATGCGCCAGGCGCGGGCGAGCGTTAGCCGTTGCCGATGTTGGTGAGGATGCCGATGCCGAACGAGGCGTATATGGCCAGGACCTCCTCGGTGTAGACGCCAAACTCCCGTCGACGAGTGCGGACTGGCCAATCGACGCGGTAATAGTCCCGACGGGTCAGGACCTCGGCGACGTTAGGCGTCTCGTTCGATTGATACCATGCCGGCAGCCGCTCGCAGTACGCGAGGATTGTGCCGGGCGGCAGATCCGGATGAACCGGCATCGGGATCTCGACCCCAGTGAACGGATTGTAGTACCAGCGGACGACGCCGGAGGCTGTGAACTCGTAAGGCGCCGACTGAGAGGCGTCCACGTTATAGCGAACAAGCGGCCCAGACGAGTTCGTTAGGCATTTGGCCGTGATGTTCCTTTGTTCCTGTGCGTTGACATAGATGACAGTCGGCGACAGCCGATAGCTGTTCCACATCTGCAGCAGCATATTGTCGATCTCGAGGATCGAGCCGCGGCCCGATGGTGTAAGGAACGTGCCCGTGCCTGCCGGGCCCGACGGCAACGCCTGGACGAACGAGGAAGTTGCGGGGTTGAAGCCGTCGGTCAGCAATCCGTCAAACGCCAGTCCCGGATTGCGAGAATTGTCAGCAGTGATGACGGTCGCCGCCTGTTGGCCCGAAACGAGCGGCGCGCTAAAGGCGGCGCTGTTGATTGTGGTGATCGCCTGCAGCGTCTCCGATCCAGCGGGCCCAACATACCATGCATAAGCGACGGCGCCATTGATGATTGGGGCGGTTGCAAACAGCGTCTGTCCGAACGTCACCGCTTGTGTGACGTTGGCGCTGCGCATCGAGGAGCCGCCGTTCAGCGTGTACGTGTTGCCGTCGTTGCCGGTGATGGTCTTGGTGGCAGCAACTCCGCCGGAGAGGGTTGAGTTGCGGTAGCCTTCGAATGTCAGACCGACGACGATCACCGAATAAGTCTGCCCCGGCAGGGTCGCGCCGGTTCCCGAGGCCGTCAGTGCCGGAGCGCCAGCCGTGCCGAGCGCGAGCGACGTGTTGCCGCCGAGGAGCGCAGTCTCCTCCTTGCGCATCGTCTTCTGCAGGATGCGCAGCGTAGCCGTGGCGTTAATGTCTTCGAAGCCCTGGGCGGCGGCCTCCGCTTCGAAGGTCACCGTGTCTTCCTCGCCAAGCGTCACGTAAGGGAGCGTGATGGACGCAGCGGAATAAGACATGCTGGCTGAACGTTGGCCTTCCGGCACCCAGCCCATCGCGTCAAAGCCTGAACCGGTAGTGGCGAAGATCGAGCGCCAATGCGCTGCATCGCCGGGATTGAGGCGCGCGACGCGGGGCACCGAATTTCGAAGCGGCGTAATCGTCGGGTACAGATTCTTCGCTGGCGCCTGAAGATCGTATGCGGTCAGGCCGGTCGAGATTGTAACGTTCTTGGCAAGCGAGTCTTTCATCAGACCCAGCGTCTCCTGGGTCGTCAGCGCGATGTTCATGAGATTAGTCCTTTGGCGCGGATAGGGGTTAACGAGACAATTGGAGGTGGATGGCGGACGCGATTGCGCGCGAGGGGCTCGCTGGGGAACCCGGGATCCTGAGTCTTCGAGGGCGTCTCGATCGTGCTGAATCACCGTCAGGCGGTGGGTCGAATACAAGACCTGTCACGCGACTGGTCGGCGTCTCACTTGTGTGAGATCCCGTTAATCGCCTAGCTGCAGATTACGGCGATCAACATTCCCAAATTTCGCACGCCGCTTGGCCGCCTCTTGATCTGGCGCGAGCGCAGTCGCCTTGGCGAAATAGGGGAGGAGCGCATCTTCGATCGCCAAAATATCGACGCCTGCGGCGACCGCATTGGTCGGCGCGCCCGCGGCGCAAATCGTTTGCGCCTGGGCGTAGGCGTTCTTGGCGTTGGCGTTCATCGTTGCGGAGGCCGGACCGAGCGCCGGCAGAGCCGTACAGACATCGGTGTAGGCGGTGGTGATAGCAGCGCTGGCGGTCGGTGTTAGCTGTCCGGCGGAAGTGCACCCGGCGAGCGCGCTGCATACAGTTACAAGGACGAAGAGGGACTTCATCGCAGTCATTGGAGCTTCCTTTGGGCGCGGCGCGGTCTTTGACTTCACATCAAGGGTCCGCGTTGCGCGCGGCCTAAGAAATCTGCGGCGGTCAAGGCTTCGAGCGGTCGACCGATCGCCGCCGTGAGCAAGGCGATGGCCCGCTGAGCCTCGACCGCCGCCTCGCTGGACGCCGCGGCGTCAGCGATTCCGTCCGCGGCGACTGGGAGGACAGTCGCGGGCAGGTGGGGCCTCAAAATGAACGATTGAGTGCTGGCTCGACCAGCGGTCTGCGGTTCAGAAGCGCGGCGGAGCGGGGTTCGCGAGGCTGAGCTTGGTGAGCGCGAGCGCACGGTCGTGAGCTGACAGCGAGGCCAGGCGCCGGATGGCGTCGTCAGCGGTGCCCAGGGTCTCGTCGGCGCCGTCGGCCGACTTGGCTATTGAGCGCAGCGCTGCCTTGGCTGGCAGCGGTTGGGCTTCGAGCGCGACGATGCGCTTTTTCATGTCCGCAAGCGAGGGCGCCAGATCCTCGAGCGCTTTGCGCAGGGCCGTGTTTGCCTCGACCATGCGGTCGAGCTTGAGCGCGGCGTGGGTGAGAGCCGCCGCAGCCTTCGCCAGCGCGCCGGGCGCGGGATTCCCGGCCGCGCCGAAGAAAGCGGCTGCTTTATCGGCCTTTTCCGTCCAATCGTCGGGCAGGGCGCTCTCAGCGCCGATCGCATTGGCGCGCGCGATGATGTGCGTTTTTACGTCTGGTTTCTTGCCGCTTCGGTAGTAGTCCCTCAGCGCATTCTCGATATCTTTGGCGGACCGGATCGGATAGGAGCCGTCCGGCATCGCGACGTCCTCGTCGGCGTCCTTCGCCCTCTCGGAGGCTGAGAACTCTCCCTTGTCAGCGTCGCAGTCCTCATCATCCATATTTTCATCGATGGCCGGGTCGTTCGCTTCAGCGCGTGACGCGAAAGCGCGCTTTTCGATTATGCCGCCCTTCACCACGTCGAACGTCGCGTCGGGCACGCAAGGCAGATCAACGAGCGAGATCTCGTGCGGCTCGGCGGTGTAGCGGGTAAGCCCGCTCTCAGGGTCGGCCCAGCGCTTCACATAGCGGCCCCCCTGGCTGAAGCCGGTATAGACGCCCTCCTGAACCTTTCGCCATTCGTCGTCGTCGACGACTTTTGCGCACACGGTGATCCGCTTCGCCTTATCGTCGAAGGCAATGTCGGTCAGCTTCCCGGCGGCGATCGGCGTATGCATGACGCGAACGGCGCCGAGCGATTTGCCGCCGCTCGCCGCTGCGGCTTCAGCCGACCATTTCTCGAAATAGGGCTTGCTCGAAGCGTAATCGAAAATCTCGCCAGAGCGATCGGGCGTCTCGGCTGTCGCAACGCCGGTCACGAGGCGCTGATCGAGATCGACCTTGGCGAGCGGCAGGAACAAGTCGATGGCGGACATGCAGGCTCCAGAGGAAGCAAGCGAAATCACGCCCGGGGGATGGGGGCGCAACGGATGAAATTTCTGAGAGGGCAGAGAAGGGGATGGCTGATCGCCTCCGCCACTTCTCCCACTGTAGATAACTATGCCACGACCGGCGTAAGCGGTCAAGAAAATGTTCTCTTTTTGTTCTAGGCTCGCGAAACGCTTGGGTCGCCGCTCGCAGCGGGCCGTGCATCTGCGGACGTGACGGCGTCGGGAAGGCCAGCCGTCGGCGCCAGCCCCAAATCCGCCCTTGCCTCCTCGTGCGTCTTGATGCCGGCGCCGACCAGGATCTGCAGCGTCTGCGCCTGCTCCAGTGGATCGATCGCGTCGTCGCCGACCCATACGAACTCGAGCCCGGGCTCGTTCATGCATTCCTGGATCACATGGTCGAGCGCGTTCTTGACCCACGCCTTGAGCGGCACGAGGCCTTCCTGCGTCGCCTGCTGGCGCATGGTCTCGCCGGTCGCCCGGTTCACCTGGCTCACGAAGGGCGAGACGGGGACCGAGAAGGCGTAGCAGATGATGCGCGCCAGCCACTCGTCATGACTGTCCTTCAAGGGCGGCTGGCGGGCCTCGATCAGCTTGAAGCAGAAGCTTCCGAGCTGGCCGGGTTTGGCATGATCGGCAGCAGGGGCTTGTCCGACCAGGGGACGCCATTTTCGGCGAAGATTTGCTCCACGGCCTCGATGAACGCGGGGTTCAACGCGTCTTTGCGCTGGTCGGGCGGCGGGAAATGCTCCTCCACAAGTCCGCTCAAACGCTTGGTTCCCGAGACTTGTGTCCCGTTCCACAAAAAACCGCCGGAATCTATGAACGGGCTCACGGTCCTAATGGCGTTTAACAAGGACGCTCGATCGTGACACTCCATATAAACGTCGACGCTGAGGAGGTCAGAAATCAAGGTTCGATAAATCATGTCGATCCCGAACTGCCATTGAGCCTCAGAATCCGAAGGGATGTATCCAATCTCGCCATTTGCAAAACTCACCAATCCCCACTGCCATCCGTCATATTCGAGGAGTGTCTCTTGTAGCCAAAGTGCTACGTCTTTTGGCATGCGCATGACCACCCTCACTTCTTGGGGAATTTTAATTTTAGCACCCTGCCGCCATTCAGCTGCTTAATTTTTGTGTCGTTGATATCAACCGTCGCTGTCGTTGGCTCCGTCTTGTCACTGGCTTGTCCGGCCGGCCGGAATGTTACGAAAGATCCGTCCGAGAGTTCTGCGATAAAACCCCCATCTCCAAGTGGTTTCTGGGACTTTGGGATCTGCCCGTCGTATAGCCCTGTAGCGTAGTCCTTGGCCGTAGCAGTCGGATTGTTGGACGCTGGCATTGTGCGCACCGTCGAATCCTGTTCGGCCGTCCCAGGTAGTTTCCCATTGCGTAGAACTGCGTCGGCTACTGTCCTAGGCGACACGACGGGTGCGGTTTCCGAGCGTGGCGCTTCAGGCGGCTCGGGAGGAGGGGGCGGGGGTTCGGGCTCGACGATCTGAGCGACACGTTGTTCCCCCGTATGCGCCCTCGCTCTGTTTGGTGTTGGCTGCGGCCTGCGCGCGGGGCTGCCTACAGTCGCGACCGCGCCATCCGCCGTCGCGAACCGGCCGCGCTCGTCATGATGCGACCGGCGGCCCAGCCTCCGGCGCGAGCCCCAGATCCGCCCTTGCCTCCTCGCGCGTCTTGATGCCCGCGCCGACCAGGATCTGCAGCGTCTGCGCCTGCTCAAGCGGATCGACCGCATCGTCGCCGACCCACACGAACTCGAGATCCGGCTCGTTCATGCATTCCTGGATCACATGGTCGAGCGCGTTCTTCACCCACGCCTTCAGCGGAACGAGCCCCTCCTGCGTCGCCTGCTGACGCATGGTCTCGCCGGTCGCGCGGTTGACCTGGCTGACGAACGGCGAGACGGGCACCGAGAAGGCGTAGCAGATGATGCGCGCCAGCCACTCGTCGTACTGGTCCTTGAGCGGCGGCTGACGCGCTTCGATCAGCTTGAAGTCGGCGGGCATAAACTTGGTCTGGCGCCTTCGCGCCAGATTGCCGCTCATCAGCGCATCGAAATAATCCTGGAACGAGCGGATTTGGTCGGCTGTCCATTCCTTCGGCAAAGTGGCGAAGGCGTCCGGCGACGAGCCGGCGCGGTAATAATCGAGGGTCGAGGCGTCGCGCCTCAGCGCGATGTTGACGGTGAGCGCGATCTGCTCGACCGGGCTCATGCCATAGAGCCGGTGCGCGCGGACGTTGCGCGGCATATAGAGGAGCTCGACGGCGGAGAAGTCGGCGGCGGGGATGCCCTTGAGAATCTGCTGGTAGGCAGGATCGGGCGCCTCGGGGGCGCGCCCGTCCTCGCCAATCAGCGGCTTGATCGTCGCCCCGTCGATGATATCAAGCGCATAGAGCGAGCCGCCGCGATTGTAGCGCGGATAAATTGTGACGGCGTCGATGACCAGCATCTCCTCAAGCAGCATCCTGAGCCAATCGGCGAACGAATGGCGCCGGTCCGGGCGGGCGAGGAAGCGGGAGACCTGCTCGATCGCCTGAGAGCTTGCGGGCGAATCCGCGCGGTTGCGCGAGCGGATGGCGAAGTTCTGCGCCGCGATCTGGTCCTTGCGGGTTTCAATCACCGCGCGGAGGAGCGGCAGCGCATCGGCGAGCCCGCGGAGTTCCGCGAAGGACACGCCGTCTTCTGAGCGCGGGATGTAGTTGAGGTTGGCGCCGAACGGATAGTCCCACTGGCGCCCCTTGACCTCGGGCGGCGCCATCGGCGCGAGCGGCTGCAGCGGCCCGAACCAGGTGTCTGGCGACACGCCAGTGATCACATAACGCGTCGCGTCGGCAAGCCGGGCGAAAACGCTCGGGGGCAAGGCGCGTCTAACAGGTTCCGACATGGGATCGTTTCCTTGGGTCTCCTGCTCCCCATAAGCCGTCCGTCGTTTGACGGGCCATGGCGGGAGAAAGGTTGGTATGAGGTCTTCGCATTCCGTTAGGGATTGGCGCCTAGCTTGGGCGCGTGCGGCTTACGCGAATAGAGAAGGCGATGCGCATACCGATCGCGGTGGCTGCAATCGTCGTTTCTCTGCCGGCCGTCGCTCTCGCTCAGCCGCGCTGGACGTTCTGCGTCGCTTCGTCAAGAAGCGGCGCCGACATCTGGATCACCGACGTATTCGCGGCCGAGCGCGATCGCGTCGCGCTCGAGAGCGCGTTCAAGGCCATGCTGGAGCGCACCGGCGCTGCGGGAGCCGATGCGCAATGCCCATTGTCGCGCGAGGACAAGACGGAAGCCGTCAACGCTCGATTCGAGGCCGAAGAGTTCAACCGCAAACTCGGCGCAACGCTGCATGCCGTGGCGGCCGGGGGGCTCTCGCCGCGGCGGTAGCCAGGCGCCCCGGGCCTTGCCGCCGGTGACAGCTGTTATTCAGAAAGGCGCACGACCATCAGGCGCTACACGGCTCTCTGATCCGCAGATCCACGAGCGCCTCCCGTCCAAAACTCATACATTCCCCCAGGGCTCCCCCGTCCAACCCCAAGCAAGTCGGCCAGGGCCCAGACGAGCGCGTCGGCCCGGTCGGGCGAGAAGCCCGCGGCGCGGCGGTCAAAATCGGGGGTCAGCGCGCAGAGTTGGTCCTCGAGCTTGCCGAATGACCCGATATGAAAGACGAGCCCGCGCTCGTAGGCCGCCGCGATCGGCTCGGCGCGCAGGAATTTGCCCCGCGTCGCGTGGACCGCGTGCACCGGCAGGTTGGGCTCGCTCTGGCGCAAAACCTCCGTCACCATGTCGCCGCCTTGATTGATTTCGGCGACCACACGGTTGGCCTTGAAGCCGCGAAAGGCGGCGCCGACCCGCGCGCCCCACGCGCCCGGCGTCTCGCCCTGGCTGGTGAGGTCGGCGAGCACATAAAAGAGCCCGTTTTCCGCTTTTGCAGCGACAATCAGCCCGCATTCGTCGGATTTGGATCCGGAGCGCGCCGGCGGGTCGACGGCGACCACGATCTCCGCGAATTCCTTCGGCGCCGCTTCCGGCGCAACGCGTTGACGCTCGAGCAGCGCCCGCGACCACAAAGCCCCCGGCGTCTCCTCGACGATTTCGGCGAACAGCTCCTGCCGGCCGATGGCGAGGCCATTGTAGCGCTCCGTGATGCGTTCGAAGAACGCCCGCGCCAGATGAGCCTTATTGTCGAAGGTCGAGCCGCGGGTGACGATCGTGTCCTTGCCGGCGGCGAGGGTCTTGATGATCTTGCTTGGCCGCGGCGTCGTCGTGATGATCGCCTGCGGCCTGTCTCCGAGGCGCAAGCCCAGCATCGCCTGATCGAAGGCGTCGGGCTGGCGCCAGGCGGCGAGTTCGTCGCACCACAATTTCATGTGCTGCTTGCCTCTGAGCCGATCGGGCTCTTCGGCTGAGAACAGCATGCTCACCGCGCCGTTCGGCCATTCGAGCCTGAGATCCGTTGCGTGGAATTGGGGGCGCTCGTCGCGCCGGCAGCAGGCGAGAATGCCGGATTCGCCCCTCACCATAATGTCGCGCGCGTCGGCAAGGGTGGCCCCGATCAGGTTGACGATCGGGTAGGCGTTCACCCAGGTCCGCACCGCCTCCGCGCCAGCCCGCGTCTTGCCGGCGCCGCGCCCAGCGAGGATCAGCCAGATGATCCAGTCGCCGTGCGGGGGCGCCTGCTCCGGACGGGCCCAGAACGCCCAGTCATGGAATAATTGCGCGCATTCGCGCGGCGTCATCTCTTCAAACAAGCGCTCGCGCGTGTCGTCGTTGAGGTTCATGAAATCGGCGGCGCGCTTGATCCGGCCGCCCGGATCGAGGCTGGAGCGCACGCGTTTACTCTCCCGAGCGCGGGCGGGCCGCGCCGAATCTCCGGTCATTCACCGGGGCGTTCCGGCTGGAGCCGGTCTGCGATCTCATTGACCTTCTTCAGGAGGCGGACGCGCTCCTCTTCGCCGTATGGTTCGGGAATCTGCCTTCCCTTCGTGAAGCCGTGATAGCGGTCGAGCCGATCCACGATCTTGAGGGCGCGGTCGATCGCCTTGAGGTCGCCGTTCTGGAGCCGGTCAAGGAGCTTGAGGATCATCTGCTCGAGCCGGGCGATCTGCAGCCGCGCGAAGTCCTCGGCCGGCGCGACCCAGCGGTTGCGCAGTTCTTCGCGCAGGATGCTCTCGGTTCGCTTCCGGGTCAGCCGTTCCGTCGCGCCGATCTCGTCGACCCCAGCGCCGGCGATGAGCGACGCGAGGACCCGCTGGGCGCGGGTGACCCTGGAGCGTTTCGATCGGGGCGACGGGCTCGCGTCGGACAT